TGATGTAATGGGTGAGCAGATAAAAGATTTTTATTCTGATGAGTACAATGATAGTGACTTGGCAGATAAAGATGATGACTTTGACTGGTTGAGAAATGACTTACTTGAAAAGTTAGAGTTTGATTTAGAAGTAGGAGGAGTGATATGAGCAACATACATAACGAAAGAATAAAAGAAAACATACTTGAAGATGTATTAAGTTTATCAATAGATGATTTACAAAATAAATTAGAAAGTATGAAATTAAAACATCATAGTAGTGCTATTGATGATGCTATCAATGATTTAGTTGAAGCAATATTTGAAAGTAAGGAGGGATATTAAATGAAAGTAAATAATTGGATAGGTTGGAACTATAAATCTAGAGCAGATGAAATCATTGAGTTGGTGCTTGATGAAGTTAATGATATGTTAAAGAAAAATAAAATTAAAATTAACTATCAATACAATGATGATAATGAAGAGGGTTGGGATTACTTTTTAGAACTAGATAAGGAGGACATATGCCAATAAGAAAAAAGTTAGGACAATTAATTAAAGAGAAACATTGGAGTGTAATGGGTTTAGCAAAATCACTAAACATAACAAAGGAGCATATAATAAAATGGGAAAAGTCAAACAAGCGATACAAGAAGTACAAGAGATAGTATATTGGTATGTACAAGGTAATAAAGATATTAGTTTACCTGATGTACAAACTTTATTATTTAAAAAACATTTAATGAAAGATAAAGCTAATCCTTATCTTGTTGATGATGAAGTAGTTAAGAACGCATATAACAAAGCAGTATATGAGAGAGACCATCAAGAAGAGATGATGAGAGAGGATGGATTTTTTTAATGATAAAGAAATTAATTAATAGATTTAATGTATGGAGTTTATATTATAGGTCAGAGATTGTTTGGTTTATAGTAGGATTTATATTAGGAGTGATAGTGATATGAAAAAACAAAAAGAAACAATTAGTGTTGATATAACTATGAATCATTATGGTTTTTATCATAGCGATAATCATTTTGGTAATGAACATAAACCTTATAGAGATTGGGTTATTAAAAAAACTGGTATAAAAGAATGGGAGGATTATCATTCTGGAATGTGGACAACAGATATAGAAATGATTGATGATTGGATAGAAGAAACAAGTCAACCTTATGAAACAATATTTTCAGAAAGACATGATGGTATTTATATTGTTGATAAAGATTGGGAGAAAAAAATATGAAAAGATATAGAGTATGGGGTTATGAAACTATACCTTATTACATAGATTTAGAAGCTAATAATAAACAAGATGCTTATCAAAAAGCATTTGATGTAGACCATATGGACTGGATACAAACAAATACAACAGGACTTTGGGATACAACAAAAGGTTTTGTGATAAAGAAAAAACATATAGAACAAATTGAAGAACCTGAGTATGAAGGTACTTGGGTAGAAGGATATAAAAAGTGGAAGGAGGAAAGCAATGACTGAGAAGATGATGCAAGAGATACTTGATGATTGGACTCATTGGAGATTTGATATATGGGAGTCTAATAGAAGTACTTGGAACACTAGAGATAATAGTAAATTAGAAATGATTGGAGTTATATTACAAGAAAAGATGAAGGAGTTGCAGGGTGATAAGTAATATAGAAAGTATGATTAAATGGGCTAGTGGATTTGTAGATGGTGAAGGTTATCTACAATACAAACAAGAACCATACAAAAGAATAAGAATGGAAGTATGTAATACAGATTTTGCACCAATAGAAGTACTACAAGAAATATTTGGTGGTAAAATTTATTATAGAAAACCAAGAGTATCAGCTAAAGGAACTATAACTAAACCTCAAAAAATGTGGGTAATATTAAATGAGGAATGTTATGAAGCTTGTAAATCTTTACTTCCATTTTTAATAACTAAAAAAAAGAAAGATGTGGCAAGAAAAATAGTAGAACATTATGACAAAAAAAGTAAAACTGAATAAAGCAATATTAGGTAAAAAGAATTTTAATTCTAGAATTGAATTAGAATATTATAGAAGGTATGAAACAATGGAACTAGATAAAAAGTTAGTATCGGATGTACATCAAGCAGTAGGTATCTGTGAAGGATATATACCTGCAGATACAGCCGAACAAGAGATAGAAGCATGGCAGTATTTAATTGATACTGGAGTTGCTTGGAGATTACAAGGTTGGTTTGGAAGACAGGCACAATTTTTAATTGATAATAAAATATGTAAAGAAAAGGTTGTGAACTAATATAGAACATGGTATAAGAATGTATGATTTGGAAAAAAATAATAGTAAGATTAAGAATGTGGTATGCAGATATAAGAGGTCATCATGGTAAAAGATGGAATTATGAATCTGGTGACTGGTATATGGGCAGAAATAAAAGAACTAATAAAAGGAGAAAATAAAATGGAAAAGAAACCAATAAAAAAATATATGGTAATGAGTAAATTTATACATAGCGATAGATTTAATTTAGAAAAACAATTTGCAAATAGACATAGTGCAGATGCTTATGTTGATTTAATGATTGAAGATAAAGAGTATGATAATATAGAATACTTTTTGTTTGAACAATCTCATGACTATCAACATACAGAAGAAAATCCAATGAAAGATTTTGAGGAGGTTTTACATGGAAATGGATGAAGCTAGATTTGAAATGATTGATAGAAATAAAGACAGAGCATTACAACAAAAAAGAATGGCAACAATAATTCAAATATCTGGGTTGCTTGGAGTTGATGAATTACATTATATCAAGAATGAACTTGGAGATATGATTGCTGATATAGAAAGAAAAAAAGATGGCAAGAAATTACAAATGGATAAGTAAAGATATGTTAACACCAAGACAATTACAAATGTTTAATTTTTTAAAAGAGTATAAAAAACAAAATCAATATATGCCTACTCATAGAGAGATACAAAAGTATATGAATATGAAATCTATTTCTCAAGTTAATAATATGCTTGGTTATTTAGATTGGAAAAAGTATATTAAGAAACATACTAATATGAATAGGGGTATAGAAATATTAAAGGAGATAGCTTAATGAAAAAAAAGAAAAAGAAAATAATAGAATGGGATACACCAATAGATGAAAATGTGCATGAAGATTGTGGACATAGTGAAGATAAAATAAATAGTGTTTATATGTTTCATAATACAAAAGCTAATTTACATTTATTTATAAATGCTGATGGCTATGAAGATGCAATGCTTAAATTTGATTTGTGTCATTTCAAAGATAGAACAGACTGGAAGATATTTTTAGAATGTGGACATCAACCAGCATAATTAATAATACAACTTATAGGTGAAAGGATTAGACAAATGTCCTCTAAACCATTGATTTTATTAGATAAAAAATATTTTTATTTAATGTTCACTTGGCAAATGTTTATTAGTATAATAAGAATACTGCCATTTATTAAGGTAGCATTTCATAAAACAATAAACATTTTAGAGGACATAACTATGAGCAATAAATATTTCTTAAAAAAATCTTGGGTTAATGTAGATGTATGCGTAGAAGATTATCATAACTCAGGTACTACATTAAAAGATTTAGAGAAATTAAATTGGAGTCCTTATTCAAACATAATCTCAAGAGAGGTTAAAAAGACTAGACATACTATAGAAGAGATAGATGAAAAAACATACAAAGAAAAAGTTGCGAAATCCAATAGCTTATCTTCTGAAACAAAAGCAGTATCAGTCAAAGATTGTAAAGAATAAGAAACAAAAACTCATAGATAAGGTGTTTAATAAAATGATAAATGATATTGAATAGAGATACTTCTTCAGGTATTAACGCAGGTCAGGGTGAAGGTTCAGCTATAACACCATGTGTATTGTTATACAGATGTGTTATTGTTAGAGCAATCATGGATGCACTTGATGTTGATATTCATGCATGGGGTAATGCAAGAGATAATATAATTAAAGATGCTCAAGATTGGTTTACTCTTAAAGACCATCACTTCTGTTTAATTTGCGATTATGCAAACTTAGACCCTTCCTTTATAATCAGAAAATACAAACAACTTAAAGAAGCTAATGCAAAGAAATTATTTAGAGGTAAAAATTTAAATAAATTTCTTACGCATTACATTTGTAGTTTTCATGAAGACCCAACAACAAAGAATTATTATGCCTAAGAATACAAAGTTTGATTTGGATTTAGAGTATGGACAGATAAGAGAAAAAAGAATAGAGAACTTATTAAAAGGTAGTAAGATAGAAATAAAAACAGAAAGAAGTTGGTGGCGAAAGACTGGCAATATAGCAATAGAATATGAATATAGAGATAAACCAAGTGGAATATTTAAGACAGAATCTAAATGGTGGTTTCATGTTCTTGAATTAGATAACAATGAACATTGTATGTTAGTTTTTAGAGTATCAAGATTAAAGAAGATAGTTAACAAATATAAAAAGACTCATACAAAAAACATAGGAGATTATAGAGCAAGTAAGTGTGTTGTTATTCCTATTAAAGAATTGTTTAATGAGGAGTGTTATAAGTTATGATGATATTTAAAAACATAATTTTATTTTTAATGTTAATAAGTATTACATTTGTATTATTAACTGGGTGTGCAAAGAAATCACAACCAATAAAAGAACATAGACTAATAGTTAATTTAGTTAAACAAGTTGTGACAAAAGGATTAGACTTTTAATGTTTAATATATACGAAAAAATAATTGGTTATTGTTTATTATTTTATATGGGTTATATATTATTTCATATGATAGTAGGTACTTTTAAATAGTTATGAATAAAAGAGAAGACTTAGAAGAAGCTATAAGGTTATATAAAGACCAGCCGATATGGAAACATATGACAACAAAAGAGTTAGCTGATTATTTAATACCAAGTATAGCATTAGACCAGTATCATTTATTTAAATATGATACTACTGGTGTTGCATATGCATTTACTAACTGGGCTTTTCTAAGTAATGAAGCTGAAAAAAGATTTAAGAGTACTGGTATTGTAGAAAGATTTGATTGGGATAGTGGTAATAATGTATGGCATATAGATACAATCAATACTCACAATGGAAAGATAAAAGAAATATACAAGTGGACAGCAGAAAACTTTTTAAAAATATTACCTGAAGATACTAAAGTTAATTGGATAAGATTAACTAAATCAGGTGATGGTATAAAAAGAATAAACAAGATGACAATAAAAGAAGGGGTGCGAAAATTTAAATGAGTGATAAAGATTTACTCAGAGAATATAAAAATACTATAACAGATTTAACTAAAGATAAGAAAGAGTTAACTGATACTATAGAAGAAAAAGATTCTCGTATTAAAAAAATTTTGATACAGCTTGAACAAGCTAATCAAGATGTGCAATCGGCAGGTAAAAAGATTGCAGAACTTGAGAAGAAACTCAACAAAAAACAAACAATCAAAAGAGTAATAGATGAAAAGATTACAGAAGTCCTTGAAAACATTGAAGAAAATAAAGACTCTGAAAGTGTTGACAAGGAGGGTACTGATGTGGTAAAAGATATCTATGAAAAATGATAAATTAATAATAAACAATAAAGGAAAAACATATGGCGATAATTGAAGGCACAGCTTACTGGGCTTCTCTGACACGACCAAACGAAAAGTTTGAACCTATGTGGAGAATTGATTTAGCAGTTGATTCTAAATCTGCAGAGGACTTTAAAGGTCAGGGGATTTCAGTTGCTGAAACAACAATAGAAGATAAAACAATACCTAACATAATTAGGTTTAAAAGAAAAGTTACTAAAGCAAATGGTGATAAAAATCAACAACCACAATTAGTGGATGCTGATAAAAAACCACTTGATAAAATAGTCGGTAATGGTAGTAGAGTTAAAGTAATGTACAAACCTTACGAATGGAACTTCAAAGGCAAGAAGGGTGTAGGGTTAGATTTACAAGCTGTCCAAGTACTAGACTTAGTTGAGTACACTCCAAAAGAAGACTTTGATGTCGAAAATGGAAATACTTCTAATGGAAGTGTTGACAACATCAAAGAATTTTAGTATAAGTTATCAGTCATAAAATAATTTATGGCTGTCATTTTTCTACTCCTAGGAGAGTCGGCTTGTAGTTGGTCGGCTCTCCTTTTTTATGTGAAAGGAATTTATGAGGGTGCAAATGAATGAACAAAGTAAAAATGGATTTGTAAAGTATCACTTACCATGTCCATTATGTAGTAGTAGTGATGCAGTTTCTGTTAATGCTGATAACTCAGCTTATTGTTTCTCATGTCAACAATACATTAGAGATTACAATATGGAACAAGAACCTACAATAATTAACAGAGACCATGAGAAAAAAGATTTTGTAGGACAATCAGACTTTGCAGAAATAGTTGATAGGAATATCAAAGCAGATACTTGTAAGAAGTATGGAGTCTCTGTTAAGATTGATAGTATGGGTAATATAACTAATCATTATTATCCTTATCATGATAAACAGGGAGCAAAGATAGGAACTAAAACTAGGTTTACTAAACTAAAAGAATTTAGTATTCAAGGTAATACAAAATATTCTGGATTGTTTGGTGAACATTTATTTACAAAAAATAAATATGTAATCATAACTGAAGGAGAACTAGATGCTTTATCAGCTTATCAAATGTTTAAGACAGATAAGTATGAGACACCAGTAGTTAGTATTAAGAATGGTATTACTTCTGCAGTTAAAGATGTTAAGAATAGTTTAGATTGGTTAGAACAATTTGATAATGTTATCATAAACTTTGACAATGATGAACAAGGAAGAGAAGGAGCATTAAAAGTAGCTGAGTTATTTAGCCCAGGAAAATGTAAGATAATGCATTTACCTAATGACTTTAAAGATGCTTCTGATTGTTTAAGTAAAAATAAAATACAAACATATGTTAAATCTTTTTGGGATGCAAAGGTATTTGCACCAGATGGAATTATAAATGCTAATACTTTATTTGATGAGATAACAAAACCAACAATTAAATCATTTGTTCAATATCCATTTGAAGAACTAAATAAAATAACTTATGGTATTAGACCATCAGAGTTAGTCACCTTTACTGCAGGTAGTGGTTTAGGTAAGACTCAAGTTATGCGAGAGATTATACATCATATCATTAAATCAACACAAGATAATATTGGTTTGTTAATGTTAGAAGAGACACCAGTAATAACTTCAAAAGGTTTAATGAGTATTGAAGCTAATCAAAGATTACATTTACCAGATGTACATCTAAGTAAAGAAGAGATGAAAACTTACTTTGATAAAACTATAGGTACTGGTAGAGTATTTATGTTTGACCATTTTGGGTCTAACTCTATTGATAATATAGTATCAAGAGTTAGGTTTTTAGCAAAAGGTTTAGATTGTAAATATATTGTTATAGACCATGTTAGTATTATTGTATCAGACCAAAGTCATGGTGATGAGAGAAGAGCATTAGATGAAATAATGACTAGACTTAGAACTCTTGTACAAGAGACTGGTGTTGCTATGATGGTTGTATCTCATTTGAGAAGACCAGATGGCAAAGGACATGAAGAAGGTGCAGCAACATCTTTATCACAATTAAGAGGTTCAGCAAGTATAGGACAGCTAAGTGATATTGTTATTGGACTTGAAAGAGATGCACAGAATGATGACCCAGATATTAGAAGTACTACAAAGGTTAGAGTATTAAAGAATAGATTCTCTGGATTGACTGGTCCATGTAGTAATTTAAAATATAATAATGATACTGGAAGATTGGTAGAGGTACAATCAAGTGACTTTTAATAAAGTTGTTTTTGATATTGAAACAACATTAACTGCAGATAAAGTTTGGTGTATTGTTTGTAAACATGGTGATACATTTTATCAATTTAAAGAAAATAATCTGCATAGGTTTGAAGAGTTTATAAAACAAACTGAAGAAGTTATCGGACATAATATAATTGGTTTTGATATACCAGTATTAAATAAATTTTTTGGTTATGATTTATTTAAGAATGTAAAGATAACAGATACACTTGTATTATCTAGATTATTAAATCCAGTAATAGATGGTGGACACTCACTAAAAAATTGGGGAACAAAGCTTGGTCATAGTAAGATTGAGTTTGAACAATTTGATTTCTTTAGTGAAGAGATGCTAAAGTATTGTAGGAATGATGTAGACTTAACACAAAGACTATATAATTTCTTAATTAAAAGAGTAAAAGATTTTGGTTATTCAATTGAACTTGAACATGAAGTTGCTAAGATAATTCAAAGACAACATGAAAGAGGATTTAAGATTGATGTTGTAGGAGCATATGAATTACAAGCTAAGTTTCAAGAACACATGAATGATTTACAAAATAAGGTTAGGGCTACATTTCCTCCTCTAAGAATAGAAGAAGTGTTTATTCCTAAATCTAATAACAAAGCAAGAGGGTATGTAAAGGGAGTGCCTTTTACTAAAGTTAAATATAAAGAATTTAATCTTGGTTCTAGACAACAGATAGGTGAAAGACTAATGAAGCTTGGTTGGAAACCTAAAAAGAAAACTGATAAAGGTCATGTAATTGTAGATGAAAAAGTTTTATCAGAGATAACAGATATACCTGAAGCTAAGTTAATAAACGAATACTTAATGCTTCAAAAAAGGATTGCCCAAGTTTCCTCCTGGGTAGAAGCAATTAAGGAAGATGGGAGAGTACATGGCAAAGTAATTACTAATGGTACTATTACTGGTAGAATGTCACATCAAGCACCCAACATGGCACAGATACCTGCTGTGTACTCACCTTATGGAAAAGAATGTAGAGGATTATGGATAGTAGAAAAAGGATTTAAATTAGTAGGGGTTGATGCTAAAGGTTTAGAACTAAGAATGTTAGCCCACTACATGAACGATAAGGAATATACAAATGAAGTTATTAATGGAGACATACACACAGCAAATAAAATTGCTGCTGGTTTGGAAACAAGAGATGCAGCGAAGACTTTTATCTATGCTTTCATCTATGGAGCAGGAAACAAAAAAATCGGAAGTATCATTGGAGGTTCGGAAAGAGATGGGGAAAGAGTTAAAGAAAAGTTTTTACGAGCAACACCAAGTCTTAGAAGCTTACGAGAAAAAGTGGATGGAGTATCTAAATCTAACAGAAGATGGCTCAAAGGACTTGATGGAAGAAAAATCATCATCAGACACCCCCACGCAGCCCTAAATAGTTTGCTTCAAGGAGCAGGAGCAACAGTCATGAAGGTTGCGTTGACAAAGCTAGATGAATATGTTATAAATAAACGAATCAAAGCTTATCCTGTAGTTAATGTACATGATGAGTTTCAATATGAAGTTGAACAA